AATTGTAACTTCAGACTTAGTAAATCCAAAAGTTGTTATTCCAAATGCTGGTAAAGTAAATTATAAAACTGGTGAGATTAACTTAATTAATTTCTCGGTTGGTGGGTTTGCAGACGGTTCAGGTATTACTATTATGGTTACTACTAAATTAGACGATATTAAAGCACCGGCTGGAAGAATCTTTTTAATTAAAGATCTTGATACAACAGTGGGTATGAAAGAGGTTAAGTAAATGGCTGATAACCAAGTCACATTAGTTGAAAAAAATATAGCATTTAAAATTGCTAATCAGTTCCCTGCTTATTTCAGAGAGTATGGACCTGAACTTGTTGACATGGTTGAACAATACTATAGGTTTGTAGAAACAGATCCTAAGATGGGTGTATATAACTCTAGAAGAATGTTTGAATATAGAGATGTGGGTACTACTCTTTCCTCTATGATTATATTCTTTAAAAAGAAATATATGTCAGATCTACCACCGATCGAAGATGATACAACTGTAAGATTCTTGATCCGTAATATTATGGACCTTTATAGAAGAAAAGGTACCGAAAGCGGTCTGCGTTTATTCTTTAGAATGTTTTACGAAGAAGATATTATTGTAAGATATCCGTCACAGTTTATGTTTAAGCCATCTGATTCTAAATGGCGTACAGGTACTTATCTTCAGTTATATAAAAATCATAACTCGTTTTATAACAGTGCTAAAACTATAGAATATACTTATGCAGATCTTTTAAGTAAAGACATTACTGGTTCTATATCAAAAGCAACTGCAATTGTAGATAAAATTAATTTTGTTTATCTAAATTCTACCTTGACACCAATCGTTTATCTTGTTAAAGTAAAGGGTAACTTTACTAAGTACGACAATATTTTAGCTCGCTTTGGTGGTGAAGATATTGCTTTTGGTAAATTAAATGGTTCTGCATCTTCTATTTTAATTGATCCAGAAGATTATATTGCAACTACGGGTAATAACGTTGGTGATATTTTTAATATCAAATCAACATTCGGCACCGGTGGTAAAGCAATTGTAACTAAGCTTGTTGAAGAATTTACAGGTACAGTAGATTATAAATTATTAGATGGTGGTTTTGGTTATACAATTCCAAATACAAAAATCCTTAGTTCTAATCAGGTTGTTATTTTAGATAACGATCCGCCTCTATTTGAAGTATTAGAAGTATTAGTAGATACTGCTGGTAATGAAGGTACTGTTATTGGTCAAAACTCATCTACCGTTGGCATTAAAATGGAGCCAGGTGAAGAGTTTGCAATGAGCAGAGCTATTTCTACAAGAGATAGAACTACAAATATTACCTTAACACAATATAATCCAAATACCGAAACCGGTGAGATCTTTGGTGTTGCACCTAAAAATGATTCTGCGCCAGGTCCGTTATATGCAAATACGGGTAATATTGAACATGCAAAAGTAGAAGCTTTAACTAATATCGAATCAATTAGTTTAATCACAGACATTATTAATCCATTTACTTTGGTACCATTAAACTCTTCAAACTTTAACGCGAATCCACCAGCTGCTGAACTTATGTCAGGAAGTGCAAATCCTGTTACATTAGCAACACCGATGAATCAAGCATTTGATTTAACACCATTTGATATTGGTACAATTGAATCGTTTGAAAATATTAATCCAGGTGAAGATTATATTAACGATACATTTACTTTAGTTCTTGACGAGCAAATGATCGCCTTTGAAAGATACGAACAAGTTCTTTTAATTGCAGATTTTAATGCTGGCTTTTCGCCAGGCGATACAATTTATCAAGGGTCTACTAATACAAACGGTATTATTACTAAAATCGATAATGACTTACAGGCACTTTATGTAAGACCGTTTAGTTATTATGGATTCAAATCATCTTCAGGTACTGATTCTATTACGTATAAAGGTTCTACCTATGACGTACTTGCTGTAGAAAGAGATTACACATCTAAAAGATTCGGCGAAAGTGCAATCGTAAAGAATAGAACATTATTCTCTCAAGGTAAGATACTTGAAGCAGAAATACGAGATTCTGGTTTTGCATATGTTGATGGAGAAGAATGTTTCCTCGTAGACGATGCTGGTAAGAAACATGCTAAAGGTATCTTGAGTGCAGATTCTCAAGGTATTACTGCAGGTTTCTGGGGAAGCCAAACATCGCATATTAATGGATATAGAACAAACGTAGATACTGGTATATTCGAGTATTACGATTCAAAAAGAAAAATACAAGACTCTGATTTTTATCAAGAATATTCATATGAAATCAGATCTACTGTTGCTGTAGAAAAATACGAGAAAGTTTTAAAAGACACTGTGCACCTTGCTGGCACTAAAATGTTTGGTAACTTTATCTATAACAAAGCAGTAGGACCAGACCTAACACACAAATTCCAATTAAGAGTAAAAGATGATTATATCGTAGGTGGTTCAGACATTGTTGGTCCTAACCAAGATGTTGGCGACCAAACCGTACGAGCAGACACGGTTCTTTATTCAGTCGACTCTGGTAACATTACATCAGATAATTCTTAGATAAATAACTATAAAATAAACAGGAGCTATCATGGCTAAACAAGTAATTAATTACGGTCTAGAAGAAAACGATGGAACTGGCGATTCTATAAGAAATGCCATGATAAAAGTCGTATCTAACTTTGACGAGTTATATGCGGACGTATTTTCCGGAGCTTACGCAGACCTTACAAATGCACCAACATCTATATTAGATTTTGGTATTACAGATGGTACAGCAACTCAAGTGCTGTCCACAGACGGAAACGGAGGATTTACTTTTGTAGATGCTTCGGCAGGTCTAAGTCAAATTACCAATCTCAATTTAGTAGATGAAGTAAAACTAGGAAAGATTAGTACTGCAAATCAAAACAATCCTACATTTATTCCATTCGTAGTTGCTGAATCAATCTCATCTACAATGTCAGATGCAGTTCCAGTTCCTGCCAACGATCTAGTAAATGGTAAGATGGTTAAAAAGGTTTATTCTCATGCAGTAGATAGATATACAAGTGGTGGCGAAATACTTCTTACTTTTATCTGTAATGGTGGTACTGAAAAGTATTATGCTACTAAAAAGATTTTATTCTCACGAGTAGAAGGTGGAACATTTGATATATCAGAATCAGGTGTAGGATCTGACGAGATTTATGAAAGTGTTACAGTTGCAGAGAGAACATCTGGTAATGACTTATTCTTAGAGGTAACTGTTACATCTCCATATGCAGGAATAACAACAGAAGAATTTGTTAGAGTAGTTGGCGAAATTAAATATACCTCTGTACCAATCTTCTTAACAGCGTCAGGATACTAATATGCCAAAGAAAATGCAAATCAAAAATTATCAAACCAGTGATTTAGAAATAGATGCAACTGGTGGTGCTGTCGTACTTAAAGACGGTGGTGCAACTAAACTAACAACAACAGATTCTGGTATCGCAATTACTGGTGAAGTATTATTCCAGAATGTATACGCTACTGTAAACGATTTACCAAATGCCAGTGAAAACCACGGTATGTTTGCTCACGTTCATGGAACAGGTGCAGCTTATTTTGCTCACGGTGGTGCATGGGTGCAGCTTGCTAATAATGCAGATATTGGTGGAGGCGGCGGCGGCGGTAGCGGCATGGCAAGTCGTTCATCTCCTTCTGCTGCTACAGCATCAATTGCCGATAACGTATCAACAGACATTGATATTACTGGATTTAAAGGATACGCGTTATATTCAATTGCAACAAATGCTCCAGCTTGGGTAACACTTTATACAAGTAATGCTGCACGTCAAGCAGACAACTCAAGAGCAGAAACATCTGATCCAGCTCCAGATGCTGGTATTATTGCAGAAGTTATTACAACAAGCAGTCAATTAAAAGTATTAATATCACCAGGAACGATTGGTTATAATTTAGAAGCAACGCCAACAACAAACATACCTGTTAAAGTAAGAAACAGAAGTGGTAGTACTGCAGCAATTACAGTAGCTATAGAAATACTGCAGTTGGAGGCCTAAGACATGGAAGAATGGATTGTTACTCTACACAATAGAGAAGACCTAGAGGGTTTCTATGATGATATGGAAACTCCAGGCGGCGATCTGCACATTCCAAATAGAGCCGTTGAAGTTGCAAATAAAAGACCGATTAGTCGTAATACACATTACATGCTTTCTGTTGAAGAAGCAGAAACAATTAAAGCTGACCCAAGAGTTTGGGGTGTAGATCTAAAAGAACTAGTTGACATTACAACTAAACCAATGTATAAAATAACTAATGGCGAGTTTGATAAAAACAACTTTGCCGATGCTTCAGATATTAACTGGGGTTTATTAAGACACTCAGAACCGACTAATAGAAATAACTGGGGTGTTGGTGGTACAACATTAGCAACAGATAGTTTAACAGTTACTGCATCTGGCAAGAATGTAGATGTTGTTATTATTGATGGTCATATTGACCCTGCACATCCAGAAATGGCAGTTAATCCAGACGGATCAGGTGGTTCTAGAGTAAATCAATTTAACTGGTTTTCGTTAACAAACGCTGTTACTGGTGGTTCTAATGGAACTTATACATATGATCGATCGGGTTCATATACGAATTCTGCAGACGAACAAGATAACAATCATGGTGCACACTGTGCTGGAACCGTTGCTGGTAACACACAAGGCTGGGCCAGAGACGCTACTATATACAACATTAGTCCATACGGGTCGAATCCTAATAGCCTCGGCAGCTCTGTTATGTGGGACTACGTAAGGCAATGGCACAATACTAAAGCCATTAATCCGGTTACAGGTAGAAGAAACCCAACTGTTACAAATAATAGTTATGGTTCAACTATAAGCACAGGTCAAGACGGATTTCAATTTGTAACAAGAGTTAATTATCGTGGTGTTGATTTTAATCCAGGACGTAATTTAACACAAGCTGAATTAATAGCACGTGGCTTTAATGCTCCTGCAGACTTAGAAATGGATATTCCTAATTATTTTAATTCACGAGAAGCTGATATGCAAGATGCTATTGACGACGGCATTATTATTGTTGCTTCTGCTGGTAATGAGGATTGGAAAACAGTAAATAGTACAGATCAAGATTATAATAATACTTATCGATGTGTGTACGGAGGCATAAATTATCAATTTTATTTAAATCGTGGTACTGGCTCAGCTGCAGGCTATGCGCCAAATATTAATGTAGGCGCATTATCAAATAATTCTTCACAAGATAAAGCATACTTTTCAAACTGTGGAAATCAAGTTGACATTTATGCAGCGGGTCAGGCTATTCAAAGTAGTGTACACACAGGTGGTATTAATGATCCAAGAAATAGTTCATATCAATTAGCTAAGTATCAAGGAACAAGTATGTCTGGACCACAGGTTGCTGGTGTACTTGCTATTTTAAAAGAAGCTTGGCCAAATATGACTCAAGCTGAAGCTCAGGATTGGGTAATTGATAACGCAGAAATAGATGGAATGACTGATACCGGAACAACTGATCCAACAGATTCAGACAGCTTAAAAGGTGCTCCAAACAGAATATTACGTTGGATTAATCAACGTGCAGAATCAGGGCACACCGTTCCAACTAAAAACTTTAGACCCAGACCTACATCTGGTGCAACTTATCCTAGAACGCGTATACGTAGACGCGGCTAATTGTTTATAAATAATAAAAAAGCTCAAGGTGCGAAATGGCAGAAGTATTAACAACAAAACTAAAAAGTGATACATTAAGATTAGTCCAAGATGACTTTCTTAATAACGAATTCTATTTCGCTGTGTCTTCAATTTCTTTAGACACGTTAACAACTATTAAAGCTGTTAACTCTGCGTATAGTAAAAATAACTTTAAAGAAAATCTTGTATTCGGAAAAAGAATTTTTCCAGAAGATATAAAGTTTATGATACGTTATTATCCTTGGCAGGCAGATTTTGTTTATCAACAATATGACGATAAAATAGATCTAGAAAACACAAGATTCTATGCTGCAGTTGGTCCAACAAATAACAACTCTGGTGATTATAGAATTTATAAGTGTCTTTCAAATAATAATGAAGCACCATCTGTTTCACCTCCAAACTATAATGTTGAGACTGAAAACCAAATATACAGAATGCCAGACGGATATGTTTGGAAGTTTATGTTTGTGTTAACAGAGCAAGAATTTGAAGCGTATAATGCTATTGGCTTTATTCCTCTTCCTGCTACTACAGTAATTAACCCTGTTGCAGAAAGATTTGATGAAGTTGCAAATACAAACGTTGCAATTGCTGGTTCAAGACTTAGTGATATCTTTATCGAAAACCCGTTTGATAACTCTGGTTATCCGGCAGTCGATAGTGGTATTCTTATAGGTACACCAGGTAACGATGGTACTATGCTTATACGAAATAGCTTCCTATCAGAAACTAAAAACTTTTATTCTGGCATGACTATTTACATTACGATTCGTAATACAGAACAATCAAAAGCATATGTAATTGATACGTATGATTGGGATGATGTTGCTACACCAGCAGCAGACGCTGCTAAAATCCGTGTAATAGGTAACCCTCTCGGTGATGGTATTGTTGCATCATCATCTTTTAGAATTGGTCCTACAATTAAACTTACTGGTGACGGTACAGGAGCTGAAGCAATTTCACTTGTTGAGAATGAAAGAATTGTTGGC